TACGCCCGTCAGCTTTGCGGCCTGTATAACCCGGCCCGTTATGAAGCCTTCCGGGATTTGGTGAACAGTACGGAAGATCGCTTGATTGTGTTCTATAACTTCACGGAAGAAATGGAACGCCTGAAGGGGATTGCCAAGGGCCTGAACCGGCCTGTGTCTGTTCTTTCCGGTGAAGAAAAGAACTTGGATGCTTACCGATACCAGCACAACAGCATTACCTTCATTCAGTATCAGGCCGGTGCAATGGGCGGCAACTTCCAGCTTGCCAACAAAATCATTTACTTCAGCCTTCCCCAAGGTTCTGAACTGTGGGAGCAATCCCAAAAGCGTATTCACCGCCTTGGGCAAGAACGGCCCTGTTTCTATTACCTGATGATCTGTCCGGGAACGGTTGAAGAAGATATTCTTTCCACTTTGGAAATGAGAAAGGACTATACCGATGAACTATTCAGAAAGTATGAGCAAGCGGCAACAGCGCCGCAAAGCCCTTAACCAGCGGTTCAGGCGGATGTTCCTTGTGGCCCTTCTGATGGGCCTTGCAATGGGGTTTGTATTTGGGCGCTGTTCTGCTGTCAACAGCAAGGCCCCGGATGCCCCCATTGAACCGGATCAGCTTACCGCCGTGATCCCGGATGTGACCTTGGAGCCGGTGGAACCCCCGCTGGTGGAAGAACCCGCCGAACCTGAACCGGTGCTGTTGGGCAGTTTCAGAATTACCGCCTATTGTTCCTGTGAAAAGTGTTGCGGCGAATGGGCCAAGAACCGGCCCAACGGCATTGTGTATGGTGCCGCTGGCGTGGAACTGAAGGCCGGTGTTTCCTGTGCTTCCCCGCTTCCCTTGGGAACCGTGGTGGAAGTGGAAGGCTTGGGTGAATACATCGTTCAGGATCGCCCCGCCCAATGGGTGATTGACAAATACGGTGAAAACCAGATCGACATTTATTTTGACAACCATGAAGCCGCTTCCGCCTTTGGTCTGAAGCAGTTGAATGTTTATCTGAAAGGAGAACCAGAAAAATGATCAAATGTGAAAACGCTTGCCCCCGTGGGAAATTTGATGGGTGTTGCCACAAATGCCCGGATTTCCACACTTGTCCTGATTCCTGTCAGGAAAACCCGAACGCCTGTGGTTCGGCCACCTTCGATGAAGAAACGGCCCTTCAGGAGTTCAAGAACACCCAGCTTGCCACCCTGAACGCCATTGCTTCCCTGACCGCCCACAAGAAGGCCATTGAGGATCAGGAAAAGGAAATGAAGGCCAAGCTGTATGAAGCAATGGTGAAGTTCGGCGTGGATAAGTTTGAATCCGATGTTCTGAACCTTACCCTTGTGAAGCCCACCAATGCCACCAGCATTGATTCCGCCAAGCTGAAGAAGAAATACCCGGACATTGCTTCCGAGTGTTCCAAGACCACCGCCAAGGCCGGTTATGTGAAGATCACCCTGAAAGGGGATAAGTCATGAGTTGCCGGGGCTTTGAGCCTGTTTGCACAAACAATGAACTTCGGGAGTATTTCAGCGCCAAGGGCCTGACTTATGACAGCATTGATGAAGGTGATATTTTGATCCTTTGCATGATGCTTCAGAAGGAATTGAAGAAATCCAATAAGGCTGGTGAAACTTCCGTCACCATGACTTTGAGCAAACGGGTTGACATGAAGAAGGCCACCAACGGCCACATTACCGAGTGTTACATCTACATGAACGCCCATTATTTCACCCGGCGAGAATGTATCAGCTTCAACCGGGATGGGTGGATTGGCTTTGCTGGATGGGCCGATGATGGCAACACTAACCCGTTGCGCCGTGCCTTCCTTGCATGGTGTGACTATTTGGCGGAAGGTGGTGGAGCCGATGGCAAGGGATGAAGTATGGGATGCCCTGAAAAATCATGCCAAACAGGTTCATTCAGAACGGGTTGCAAAGAACCCCGACCGGATCGCCTATGCCATTCAGCAGTTTGAAGCCCACGGCATTGAATACCAACTGAAGAATGAGCAAACCGGACATTTCCATTGTTGGCGGAAGTCTGATGATAAACTGTTCCAATTCTACGCTGGAACGGGTAAAATTCAGGGCTTCACCCAAGTCAGAGGTATTCACAGCCTGATTCAGATGTTGAAGGGGGTGAAGTAATGAACTATAAACATGGGTTCGGTTCCACTAAAAACCGCCTTTATAGGATTTGGACAAACATGAAAAGCCGGTGTTATAACCCCAAGGCAAGCCGGTATGAACACTACGGTGGTAAAGGTGTTACCGTCTGCCCTGAATGGCTGAATGATTTCCAAGCCTTTTATGATTGGGCCATGTCGCATGGGTATTCCGATGAATTGAGTATTGACCGAATTGATGTGAATGGGAATTATGAGCCGGGAAATTGCCGATGGGAACACCCAAAGGGCCAATCTAATAACCTTTCTGTGAACCGGAAGATCACATTTAACGGCATGACCAAAACACTTGCGGAATGGGCCGCTGTTACGGGAATAAATCGGCGCACGATTGCCGCAAGGCTTGATGTGCGTGGTTGGAGTGTGGAAAAGGCGCTGACTGTTCCGGTTGGAAAGAAGGTGGTTTGATTGGGTGGAGAAAAAAACTTTGAAAATCGCCTGAAGAAATGGCTGGAAGCTGAAGGGATATATCCCTTGGGTGAACCTGTTGACCGCATGAGCGCCCCGCCCTGTGGCTTCTATGAAAAGCGTTGGGGTGGAAGCCGGTATGTGAAAAGCGGCCTTCCCGATATGCGGATCACCGTGAAGGGCATTGCCCTTGAAGTGGAGCTGAAGGCCACCGATGGAACCCCATCTGTGCTTCAGAAGCGTAATTTGGCTCAAATCAACGGTTCACAGGGGTTCGGGTTCATCCTTTACCCGGAAGGCTTTGAAGCCTTCAAGACTATTGTGAAAGGGGTGAAACAATGCGAGTTTCCCACAGCCGGGTTGAAGTCTTTGATAGATGCCCATACAAATACCGCTTGCGATATGTGGAAGGGATAGACACGATCCCGAACACGGACGCAGACAACGCCCTGATCCTTGGCACCGCCCTTCACACCGGCATTGAAGAAGGGGTTGAACAAGCCCTTGACTTCTACAAGAACAGCTTCCCGGTTCTGACGGATGATCACATTCATGAAATGATGAAGCTGGAAGCAATGATCCCCAAGGCAAAGGCCATGTTGCCACCGGGCGGAACCTTTGAATTGCCTATTGGGAACGCTGATTTCATCGGCTTCATGGATTATCTGGTTCCCGTGGGGAAGGGCCTGAAGCTGGATGGGCTGATCACCGGTGAAGATTTGGATGAATTTGAAGCGTTTGATCTGTACGATTTCAAGTATTCCAACAACGCCAAGAACTACGCCGTTTCCGGTCAGCTTCACGAATACAAGTATTGGTATGAACTGACCCATCCCGGCCACCGGATCAGGAATATGTATTTCCTGATTGTTCCCAAGGCAAAGATCAGGCAGAAAAGCACCGAAACCCTTTCCCAATTCCGTGACCGCTTGCAAGCGGCCTTGAAAGATGCTGAACCAACGCTGATGCCGGTTCAGTACAACCCCATGAAGATTGTGGACTTCCTGACCGATGTGAAGCACATGGTTGAAGCCACAGACTTTCCCAAGAACCCAAACCATTTTTGTGGATGGTGTGAGTATGAAGAATATTGTCAGAAAGGATGGGATTATATGTTACTTCCCAAGAATGAACGCCGTGACCTGAACGCCACCAAGAAGAAGGTTGTGTGGCTTTACGGCGCACCCTTCAGCGGCAAAACCTTCTTTGCTAATCAGTTCCCCGATCCCCTGATGTTGAACACGGATGGCAACATCAAGTTTGTGGATGCCCCCTATATCGCCATTCGTGACACCGTTACGGTGGAAGGCCGTATCACCAAGCGCAAGTTGGCCTATGAAGTGTTCATGGATGCCGTGGCCGAACTGGAAAAGAAACAGAACGATTTCCGAACCATCGTGGTTGACCTTCTGGAAGATGTTTATGAATCGTGCCGGGTTTACATCTGTGACCGTCAGGGCTGGAAGCATGAATCTGATGATTCCTTCCGTGCGTGGGATATGGTCAGAAGTGAGTTCCTGAACACCCTGAAGCGGCTTGTGAATCTGGACTATGAAAACATCATCCTGATCAGCCATGAGGACAGAAGCCGTGACCTGACCCGCAAGGGCGGCGATAAGATCAGTTCCATCAAGCCGAACCTTCAGGATAAGGTGGCAAACAAGGTGGCCGGTATGGTTGATCTGGTGGCCCGTATCGTGGCGGACGATGATGAACGGGTGCTGTCTTTCAAGACTTCTGAAGTGATCTTCGGCGGTGGCCGTTTGACTGTCCGTGATAAGGAAATCCCGCTGACCTATGATGCTTTCTGTGAAGTCTACGAGGAAGCCAACCAGAAGGCCGCAGGAGCCGTGAAGCGTGGCGGCAATACCCCGGCTACCCCCGCACCTGAAACCACCGACACGCCCACCACAGCGCCCAGCAGAAGGGGCAGAAAGGCCAAGACTGCAACCCCGCCCCCGGCTGATAACTATGATCCGGCTGAAGATGCGGCAAAGGCGGCTTGTGGTGATCCTGATGGAACTTGGACACCGGGCGGCGGTGAACAGGATGATTCTGTTCCCGTGGATGAACCGGCCACCGGTGACACCCCGCCTTGGGATAATCTTCCCAAATGCCCGGATGGTGAACGCATTTTCAGACAGCACGATCAGAACCCGGAAATCCCCCTTTGCCCGTCCATTGACGCTGGCCACCGTTGCCACAAGGAAGGCGGCCCCGATGGTTGCCCACTGTGGGATCGCCCCAAGGCACAGGCAGAGGAACCCGCACCCAAGACGGATGCCAACCCGCCCCGCCGTACCCGGAAGAAGCGTGAAGAATAATGGCTGATGTGCTGATGATTGCCGGGAAGCCTGAAACCATCTTCAAGGCCCGTGATTTTGAATATCTGGTTGAAAAACACATGGGCTATGAAGCGGCCAAGTATTTCCGGGAATACGCTGAAAAAGCTGATGAAGAAGTCAGATCGGCCAAGGCCGGCGAAAACACAGACCTTGCTTCCTATGAAGCTGATCTTGAAAGCAACCGCAGAGCCTTTCAGGACATTCAGGATGAATTGATCTGCATTTCCAACATTCTTCGATGGAAACGGATGAACCGGGAGTTGCTTTCAGACCATGTGAAGCGCATTAAAACCATCATTTCCAACCAAATATAAGGAGGACGCAACATGAAAAACGATGCTTTGAACAGGTTCAAAGAAGAAATGAACCGCCGTGGCCTGATTCGCAAGATTCAGGTGTGTGCAAACCTGATCCCCCCCCCCGCCTGATGCTGACCCGGAATCCCTGATCCAGCTTCACCGGAACGCCGCAAAGATGGCGATTGCCAACTATGCCGCCAACCACGATGATTTCTATGAAGTGATGTTTGATGCGGCGTTGGATCATCTGTTGGATGGGGTTCTGACCGATGATCTGTTTGCCCCTGATAAGGAATTTGCCCCTACGAAAGAAGAAGTTGACACTATGAACCGGGCCAAGGAAACCGCTGAACTTGTGAACGGCCTGTTTCATGGGTTGGCTGATATTCTCAAAACCATTTGAACATAACAACATTTTGGAGGTAAAAAACTATGGCTATTGATTTTGACAAGATTGATCGTTCCGTTGATCTGAAGGGCCTTCAGGCTGATGTGGAGGATGCCAAGAAGAACGGCGGCGGTGATTTCCCCACCATTCCCGCTGGCAAGTATGAAGTGAAGCTGGAAAGCATGGAGATCAAAGGCACCAAGGCTGATCCCAACCGCCCCATGCTGGCCGTGTCCTTCAAAATCCTGTCCGGTGAGTTCAAGAACCAGCGCCTTTTCATGAACCGTGTCCTTTACGGCACAAAGAATGACAAGAACATGATCGCTTCCGCTATGGGCTTCCTTGAAAAGCTGGATTCCGGTGTTCCTGTCAGCTTCACCAGCTACAAGCAGTTTGCCCAGCTTGTTCTTGATGTGGCGGAAGCTATTGATGGAACCTTGGAATATGCGGTGGACTATGATGATTCCCGCTTCAATTCCATCACTGTTGAGGAGGTTTTTGAGGTTGAAAACTGACCGCAGATTTTTTATAATCAAATCGAGCACAAATAGTGCTTGATGCGGTTTTGAACCTTAACTTTCAAGCACAGCCTGTGGGGCTTCGGCCCCACAATGGCCCCAAGTGAAAGC